CTCGTAGTTTCCGCAAGGGGCCAGCCGGAGCAATCGTTCCCGGCTGGCTGCATAAGGAGCGGGGCAATGGATTTGATCGCGCTTAAAGAGCTGCGTTATGGCGGCAAGACCATCATGGCCGGCGAGACGTTCGAAGTGAGCAGGACGAGGGATGTGCAAACGCTCATTGCCATCAAACGCGCTAAACTCCCAGAGCCGAAGCCGGAGAAGCCCGCAGAGAAGAAATACAAGACACGCAAGCTGACTGCTGAAGGCGACGACGAATAATGCGCTTGCTCGGCTTTGAGATTGTCCGCGCCAAGGCGTTCCGTGACGTGCCGGTAGCGGTCAACAACGGCCAGCGCGGCGGATGGTGGCCGATTATACGCGAGCCATACACCGGCGCCTGGCAACAGAACGTCGAGGTGCGCCTAGACAGCGTCCTGACCTTTACACCGCTGTTCCGTTGCATCGCGCTGATCTCATCCGACATCGCCAAGATGCGCTTGAAGCTGGTGAGCCAGGGCGATGACGGCATCTGGAGCGAGACGGATTCGGCGGCGTTCTCGCCGGTCATCCGCAAGCCGAACGACTTTCAGAACCGCATTCAGTTCTTTGCCAACTGGATGGAATCGAAACTTATCTACGGCAACACGTATGTTCTGAAACAGCGCGATGCGCGCGGCGTGGTAATCCGCCTTGTGGTGCTCGATCCGACGCGCGTGACTGTGCTCGTCGCTCCCGACGGCAGCGTGTTCTATGAACTGCGCGGTGCCTATGATCTGGCGTCAATTGGTGCTGAGGAACTGGTGCGCGTGCCGGCGCGCGAGATCATCCACGATCGCTGGAACACTTACTACCACCCGTTGATTGGCCTTTCGCCGGTCTATGCCTGCGGCATTCCCGCGATGCAGGGGCTCGCGATCCAGAACAATTCGCTCGGCTTCTTCAGCAATGGCTCGCAGCCCGGCGGCATACTGACTGCGCCGGGTGCGATCTCCGATCAGGATGCGCTGAAACTGAAAGACGCTTGGAACAGCAACTATTCGGGCGTGAATTTCGGCAAGGTGGCGGTGGTCGGCGACGGCCTGAAATACGAGCCGATGGCAACCAAGGCGGTCGATGCGCAGCTCGTCGACCAGGCCAAATGGTCGGCCGAGCAGGTCGGAATGGCGTTCGGCGTGCCGCCCTACAAGCTTGGGGTCGGGCCGATACCGACAAACAACAACGTCGAGGCGCTCGACAGCCAGTATTATTCGCAGTGCCTGCAGATACACATCGAGGCAATCGAGCTGGCGCTCGATGAGGGACTGGAGCTGCCGAAGCCGTATGGCACGGAGTTCGAGCTCGACGATCTGCTGCGGATGGATACTGCGACGCTGATTACCGCCGAGGCGGAAGCCGTCAAGGCTGGGATCAAGTCGCCGAATGAAGCGCGATTCAGGCTCAACCTCGGCCCGGTCAAGGGCGGCGATACGCCGTATCTGCAGCAGCAGCAATTCTCGCTGGCGGCACTTGACGAGCGAGATCGGGACGATCCGTTCTCCAAGCCAGCCGCGCCCGCGCCCGCACCGCCAGCCGACGACCAGACTGCGGCAGAGGCACAAGCGCGCTTCCTGTCGGCGCTGTCGGTGAAATTCGCGGAGCTCTCGCATGCCGCATGATCCGGACGAGCTCGCTGCGGCAGTCGTTCACAATGTGGCCAATTACATGGAGCGCGAACTCGCGCCATTGCGCGAGCGCCTGGCACGGCTGGAGGCACAGCCGGCGGCACGCGACGGCCGCGACGGCATGCCTGGTCGCGACGGTGACAAGGGCGCGGATGGCAAGGACGGAAGAGACGGCCTCGATGGCAAGGACGGCCTCGGCTTTGACGATCTTTCCGTCGATTACGACGGCGAGCGGACGCTCACCTGGAAAATGGAAAAGGGCGACACGCAAAAGCAGTTTCCGGTCATGGCTTCGTGGCTGCTCGATCGCGGCGTTTGGAAGGCCGATGCTGACTACCAGCGCGGCGATTGTGTGACTTGGGGCGGTTGCCTGTGGGTCGCGCAAAAAGCCACCACGGGCCAGCCACGCGACGGCGATGGTGGTTGGCGCCTGGCAGTGAAGAAAGGCCGCGACGGTCGCGACGGCAAGGATGGCGCTAAGGGCGATCCGGGGCCGCAGGGGAAGGCGGGGCGCGACCTGACGCAGCTCGGAGCGGACGGATCGAAATGGTGACGCTGGTCACGCTTCCTGTTGCAAAAACTCACCTTCGCGTCGAGCACTCGCACGACGATGCCGATATCACGCTGAAAATCGACCAGGCCGGCGCGATCGTCACCAACTACATCAAGCGCAGCGCCGGCGACGACGACATCGAATGGACGACGGACACTGTGCCGCTCGATATCCAGGCGGCAACGCTCATCATGCTGTCGAGGCTCTATGACGACCGCGATGCCGGCAGGGAGGATGGCGATATTGCTCTCGGATATTTGCCCAAGTCCGTCACGGCAATCCTGCATCGCTGGCGCACTCCGGCGCTTGCCTGATGCCGATAACGACGAACGGCGGGGGCTTGCGCCAGACGATAGTCTGGGCCGAGCCGACCGGCACCGATGACGGTTACGGAAACATTGAGACGGACTGGACGGATCGCTTCACTGTGCGGGCGCAGATCACTCCAAGGCTCGGTGGCGAGACGGTCGAGGCGGCGCGGCTGCAAGGACGCCAGCCGGCAATCATTCGCGTGCGCTACTCGCCGGATACGAAACTGATCCGCGCCAGTTGGAAGGCGACCGATGCCGATAGCGGCATTGTCTACAACGTGCGCTCGATCGCGGACCCGGAGATGGGCAATGCTCAGCACGGGCAGTGGATCGACGTGCTCGCCGAGTCCGGAGTTGCCGTCTAGTGCCGTGCGCCAGTTGCCAGCAGCGGCGCGAGGCGATCGCCAGGATAGCGCGCGAGGTCGGCGGCACAATCGTCTTCGGCGCCAGGCGTGTGCTGGCCGGGCCGGTCCCGGCGCCGCAATCTAAGGACGAAGATGGCAAGCGCTGAATTGGAATTGCAGCGGGCAATCTTTGATCGGCTGCAGGCGGATACGACGGTGGCATCCATAATCAATGGGCGCGTCTATGACACTGTGCCAGGCAATGCCGTCTTTCCGTATGTAACGCTCGGGCCGGTCGATAGCGTGCAGGATGATGCCGAGTGCATTGTCGGGCTTGAGGTGGCGCAACAGGTCGATTGCTGGTCGCGCGCCAAAGGCTTCCCTGAATGCAAGCGGCTCGTCGACGCGGTGCGCGCCGCGCTGCACGATTACAGCCTCGATCTCGCGACGAATGCGCTCGTGTTTTTCGAGCATCGCACCACGAGGATCACGCGTGATCCCGATGGTCTCACAAGTCATGGCATCCTCGGTTTCGAGGCCGCAATAGAACGCCACTAAAGGAGATGCGTCCGCTGCGCCGCTTTTTTGATGTTGTCCCGCTTCCACATCGGGCGAAGGTTCGTCAGTGCCCAGCAAGCTTTGAACTCGGGATCATCGGGCGAGGAATAGCTGAATGCCGACTTTGGCACGATGTGGTCGATGTGCCATTCGGCCATATTGTCCCAACTCATACCGTCGGCGAACTGACGCGCGATGTGGAGGTGAAGATCGGCGGCGGTGTATCCGCCAAAGCGCATGATTGCCGTTCCCGTGCCTCGTCCGGCGGTCAATCGGATGAGAACGTTCATGGCATGATCGAGACGGCCGCGCGACGTAGCGCGTATTCGCGCCGATCTCAGTCTCGAATAAGCAATGCGCCATGCAACACGGCGCGGATTGTTGCGGCGCTTTTCATCACTCGCTTGGCTGATTTGCTGGGCTTGCTCCGGATGCCGCTCGCGCCATTCTTGGGTCTTTTCGGCGATACGGGCTTTTGCGCAAGGCGGACAGTAGAGCGGACCCGCACGGATGCGCCGGGTCGTCTCAATTCCGCATCGGCAACATTTGATCGTGTCGCCAAGTTTCGACATGCCGCGTGCGGCCGTCTTGCGGTGATGCTCCCGTAACTCGAACGCACGACGGCATGGCGCGCCGCAGTATTTGGACGGGCCGTGGCGCCGCTTCTCGAACGCCGCGCCGCAGATAACGCAATGCACAATCATCATGCATGAAACTCTAGCTAACAGGAGGCTACTTTGCAACCCGTAACCGCCAAATTCGGCAAGATGCTCATCGAGCTCGGCACGCCCGGCACGCCGATCACCTACGCCGCTCCCTGCGGGTTCACGTCGAAAGGGGTCACAATCTCGAAAAACCTGCAGGAAGTGAATATCCCCGACTGCGACGATCCCGACGCTCCGACCTGGGTTGGCCGCGACGTGCTCAGCCAGTCAGCCACCATCACAGGCGACGGCGTGGCGGCGGCCGAGAGCGTGCCTGACTGGGACGATGCTGCGATGTCGACCGATAGCGTCCCGATGCGTGTCACAATCGATTTCGGACCTGGTGCCGGCAAAAAAGTGATTACCGGCGAATTCCATGTTGACTCCGAAGCTTATGCCGCCGCGCAGGGCGGGCGCGTGACACTCGCCATCAATGCCGTGTCGAACGGGACGGTGACCGCCGTCTGGACCGCGACGCCATGATCGGTGATGGCTCGGCGGTGTTTTCGGCCGCCGGCAAGGATTGGTCGTTCCGGTTGACGATCGGCCAGTGGATCAAGCTGCAAAAACATTTCGGCGGCGGGCCGCAGAAGATTTCCGCGCGCTTCGGCGGTGACGATTGGACGGTCGAGGACGTGCGCGAGATGATCGAGCGCGGCCTTGAGGGCGCCGGCATGGACGCCAATGACGCTCGCGAGAACGCCACCATCATTTTCAACGGCCAGGCGCTCGACCCGA